GGTACGACCATCCTGACGGACAGTGTACATTTCCCCGGTCTTAGACGACTTGACCTGAAGAATCTTATCAAGAGTAGCCTTGGGCTGAACAACCTTAATCCCGCCGATAGAAATAATCCTATGGCGTGGAATGTAGTTAGTAACCTTCGTTTTGTTATTGAAGATAGCAATGTCGGCGTGTTGCGTCATCCATTTAGGAATGGCGACAACAGTACCAGTAGCAGTCACAGTACGCTGCGCCCGATGGGAGGAACAAGGCGCCATATAGCTATGGGCAAAAGAGTTGTCGATAACAATCTCGACCTCCGAACCTTCCTTCGGGAACTGCATATCAAATTTCCTTCAAAACGTTAAGATTACGAAACTCACAATCATAAACACCACTATTTCGGTCATAGAACGCCCAAGCATCCTCCTCGTCGTTAAACTTCTGCTTGCTAATTAGCTTGCGTCCATCACGAACAACGACCTGAAACATTATACTTCCCCCTCGATATCTTTGGCTTCTTCTTCTTCGGCTTGCTCGAAGATCTCAACGAAGTTGTTGCAGCTTTCGACGAGCCAACGTGCAGCACGCTTTTCTTCTCGACTCAATCGGGAGAAGAACGCACCAAGCTCGCCTTCCTGCTCTGCGTCAGCCATATGGTTGAGAATTTGACGCATAGCAAGCTGCGTGTTCTGAAACATACAATAAGACATATTGGGATGATTGCTCATTTTCGTTCTCCTCAGTACTGCACGCGGGTTGAGTCAGTGTTTTCGAAACGCGCCGGATACGGCAGGATTTCGCCATTTTCATACCGGATACCAGGCAACTCGCCTGCCGGAACTTCGTCACTCATCAGATAACGAAATCCCTTGTAGTTCCCGGTCTTATGCAGAACGTACTCAACAACGTTCATCATACCCTGGCGCTTTTCAGCAGAACCAACGTGGGATCGGAGAATGTGGTTAACGGTATTAACCAGATCTTCAACATCAATGGTCTTGCGAGCCATTCGCCTTATCCTTCTTACGGTTGTAAATCATCTTGCTTTCTACCACTCGCTTGCGGTAGAGCGGAGTACGGAGATCCCTAGCGATAGGGTTGTGCTTCCGGACCTTGCGCTTCATAATAATCTCCCGTGTTCTCTGCGGCATACAGCCAATCCTCATACTCGGCAACGAACTCACGGATTTCTTCATCCGAAGGTTCGTAACCAGCAACCAGCGTGACGTATTCGCGCTGGGAGAGAGTAATTAGGTCCATCTTTCGTTCCTTCATCATAGTTGCATCATACTATGGGTTGAGGGGAAAGTCAAGGATTATTTTTATTGAAACGTTGAAATTTATAATACAAGCCTTTTTCCCTGCCGTAAGCTTCGATTTCCCAGGGCAGGTCCCAGTATTCAACATCTTGCCAGTCACGCTTGACATTACGCCAGCGTTGCACGCGTGCGCTGCTCATATAATCACGCAGTTCGCCAGTCGCGTACTGTTTAACGTGTACCATTTCGTGAGCGAGGGTGATGAGAGTGTTGCGCATTCCCATCCCCTTCTCAATAGTGATGGTAAACTCACGCGGGCGGACGTTATCATCCTCCCACATAGTAGTGTTGCCTTCGGTCTTCGTAAAACACACCCGAACCTTAAGATTGTCGCAAAGCCTGCGGCTCATCAAAGTTTCGGCGAAGAACTTGGCAGCTGACTTAAGCTTGTCAGCGCTGAGGTTCTTAGGAACATTGTACAGTGATATCTGCATTCAATTTTCCTTTCAACACTACTGATTATACTGATACTTAGATAAAAGTCAAGCCTTATTTTGACGATTCCGGCGGTACCAGCGACGTCCCGACTTCCGGCAGTTTGCTCGGTTCACCAGGTATACGCGGTAGATATCGCGAACCTTATCTTCTTGAACGTTCAAACGAACGCCCTCGTCGGCAGCAAATTCGCGCAGCTGATCAACGATCGTCAGGCTAGGAGTGTTGGTCTTGCCGGCAATAGCAAGGTTTTCCCAATGCTGGGCAGCGGTAGCGATCATAGACATTTTTCCTTTCATCGTCTATGGCCGTAGTATACCGGTCACCGTCTCGAAAGGCAAGGATTTTCTTTTTGAATGAAATCAAGCACTTAGCTCGACCCGCCCTCTAAGTCGTTGAAAATGTTGTAAAAATTATTTTTCATTATTTTTCACTTTTTGTATTTTTTTATTCTTTTGGAATTTCAACGACTTAGCTGGGGGGTGCTCTTAAGTCATTGATTTCGTTCATTTTAAAAAGCTTTACTTTCTTACGATCTTAGGGTAGTATATACGTATAATGAATGACGGAGAAATCTGATGCCTCGTGGTGTTCCCAAGTCCGGTTTTCGCGCTGCTCGCGGTTCGGCTAAGATTGATAAGATTCTTAACGTTGCGGCGACCCCCGTCCCCGTGATCGTCGAGACCGATGAAGAAATCGAAGCCAAGCTGGCCGATCGGTTCGAAATCCTCGATACGATGACCGATGCTGCTATCTCGGGTGATGCCCGCGCGCTGATCGTTTCCGGTCCTGCCGGTCTCGGCAAGTCCTATACGGTCGAAAAGGCTCTTAACACCTGGGATCCTTCTGCCGTTAACCATAAGATTGTTAAGGGTTATATCAAGGCTCCTGGTCTGTATAAGCTGCTGTACCAACACCGAGCTGCCGGTCAGGTTCTGGTGTTCGATGACGCCGATGAGGTGTTCCTCGATGATACCGCCATCAATCTGCTGAAGGCTGCGTGCGACTCTACCGATCGTCGCATCATCTCTTACATCACCGAAGGCACTCTTATCGACGAAGAAACTGCTGAACGCCTGCCGAAGAGCTTTCAGTTTGACGGCACGGTGATTTTCATCACCAACTACGATTTCGACGCTATGATCGAACGCGGCAGCAAGCTGGCTCCGCACCTGCAGGCTCTGGTCTCTCGCGCCCACTACATTGATATGGCGATGAAGACCAAGCGCGACTACCTGATCCGCATCCGGCAGGTTGTTCGCCAGGGTCTGCTGCGTAACATCGGTCTTAGCGAAGAAGCGCAGCTTGATGTGATTGACTTTATCGAAGACAACCAGGATCGCCTGCGCGAGCTGTCCCTGCGTATGGCTCTGAAGGTTGGCGCTATCCGCCGCAAGGGTGCTGCCAACTGGATGAAGGTTGCTCGCGTTACCTGCTGCAAGTCCTGAGGAGAACGAAATGGCAAAAAAGCAACTGTTAGACTACTCCGCTTTTGAAGAGGATGGGTTGCGCGTCTTAATGAAAACCCTACAAAAAATGGGCTGCGTCATTGAAACGAAGCCCAAGTTTGAACGTGGTATGTGGCGATTTAAAGTCAGTAACAAAAACTGGGGTTAGAGGTGGGGGGCAGCCTCCACCTCTTTTTTGTTTTGATCTGGCGTATCAACGATAACGTACTTGGCTCGCTCATCAAGTTCCGGATAAGCTTGTAGGATCTTACGAGCTTCAATCAGAGCATCGATTGCTTTTCTGATTGTGTTCTGAACAACCTTATCGTTGTTCCCTTCCTCAAGATCATACAGAGCAGATTGTAGATTGCTATCTACAGAATAATCCACCTGGAAAATCAGATCGTCCCTCTCGACAGTTTCAAGCGGGGGAAAGAGGAGTTCAGTCACGCGCTGAAGCTCCTCAGGACGCACAACTACTGTCTTACGTTTCATCCAGTTTAGCATTGTTTTTTCGCTTTCCTATAGAGTACTTGGTCTCTAAGATCCATTCTGACTTTTCTTTGTGTGGTAGAATCTTGATGTGGCTCATAGGAGCTCTCGGCTCTATAAACTTATCTTTATCTACAATGTTAATTAGATTCCATTCCTCAAGGAGATTGGCGATAGAGTTTCTACGACCTTTATCTTCCTCGCTGAAATCTGATTGTTTACCGTCAAGGAGGAACAACTCCTTGAAGTGCACAATGTAATACCTACCACGCTTATGTAGGATGTGGCAAGATTGATATAGTTTCTTTTCTTTCTTTGAGGCAACGCCGATTCTGGTTAGAGTTTCCTTGATCTTCAGGAAATCTTCTTCTTCAGCAATCTTCACCTCCAGTAGAGACTCTAATAAAGACATAAGCTACCTCACAAAAGCAGTTTTTGCTTTTATTTAGGCACCCTATCATTTTTAGAATCTGGGTAGACGTATGTAGCTAGGAACTGCTTACGTTGCTGTTCCGTCAACACCTTCCAAAATGCTTTGGCCTTGATTATGTTGTAGCCGATTGTGTTGGCTACATCCTCAAGGATCTTGATTTCGCGCTTCTCTTCGTCGCTCTTCTTCAACCACTTCTTTCTACGAACCTTCTTAGGTAAGGAATAAAAGTAGTAATCGTGTTGCATCTTCTTGTCAACGTTATAACAACGATTCATCAAAGATGCGTGGTGCAGGGTATCAATATGTATTGAGAAGGCTCTGTTGACTGTGTGCGGATTATACTCCTTGGCGGTGTTATCGTCAAAGAGGTAGTTCTTATCTTCTGACAAAGAGTTGACAAACGACCAGACGTTGATACCCTTACCCCATTCCTCTACGGCTTCGGGTTTGATTTCAACCTGACCGAACAGAGTGGAAAGAGACCTTTCATCAGGCTCTTTCTTTTTAGGTTTCACTGCCATTCCAAATCCATCATCAGCTCAGTGAAGAACGCCAGGAGATTGATTTCCTGATCAACGACAAAAGCTGCCTTATACTGATAATCAGCAATCTTCAGAACCAAAAGTGGGATAGTCTTCTTCGCTACGTACGTATCAGCAGCTTCATAAACCGAACGGAAGATAGTGTTCTGGTCTTGGTCTGAGTGCTCGTGAACCCACTTACGAACATCATCAAACTTCTTTGCCTTACAAGCGGCAAACAGTTCCTGCATAGAAACATTCTGAAAGCTAGACAGAATGCCGCTATCAATTTTACCCAGAGCAGAATAACGCGGCAGCTCGTTTAGAACTCGGCGCCAATCTGGGAAGAAAGATTCAATAACTGAAACAAGAACAGCCTTATCGTATTCTACACTCTCGTTCTTGAGGATGCATTCGGTGCGCTTGAGGAACTGAACAGCAAGCTTGGCCATATCCTTCTTGCCGATCTTGAAGTCAACGACCGAACAACGAGAATGGAGAGGCTTGATGATACGGTTCTTGAAGTTACAAGTGAGGATAAACCCGCAGTTCTTAGAGAACTCCTCCATAAAGTTACGGAGGGCTGGCTGGGTTGAGTTCTGATTGAGGTAATCAGCCTCGTCTAGAATCACATACTTACGCCCGCCGCTCAGAGAAACAGCCGACGCGAAGTTGAGGATATCATTGCGCAGAGTATCAATGTTACCATTCATTGAACCATTGATCACGATATAGTCACAACCAAGCTCTTCAAGCATCGCGCGAGCGACCGTGGTCTTACCAACGCCTGCGCTACCAGAAAGAATCAGATTAGGAACGTTCTTCTGATCAACAAACTGTTGAAACGTTTGCTTCAGCTCTACCGGAAGAATCGTATCGGCGATAGTCTTTGGGCGATATTTTTCTACCCACAA